GATAGGCCCATTGGACCGCATCCACTGCCCATGTATCAGGTCATGTATGATAGTAGCCTACAAACGCAAGTAGAAACTATACTTGGAATGCTATCTTTGAGTGTCCTATTACACGAGGACATAGGCATAGACCATGTGAGAGATCATACAGATGGTGCTAGATGGATAAACGATCCTTTAGACTTAGACCTAGATTTCTTAGAAGACTTTGATTAAAAAGTTTGACACTGGCCTGGTAGTAATATATACTATCAAGAGCTGGACTCTGTCCAGTCCTATATAGGAGACAATATGGCTGGACGGAATTTTTTATTTGTACCTGGACCTACTAATGTTCCAGATCGTGTACAACGGGCTATGGTAGTATCACAGGAAGATCATAGAAGCCCGGACTTCCCAAAAATCACAAGACAAATTACACTAGGATTGAAACGGGTATTTCGTGCCGACAACGGAATACCTTTTGTATTTCCAAGTTCGGGCACAGGCTGTTGGGAAGCAGCACTTACTAACACACTATCACCAGGTGATCGAGTTCTAGCAGCAAGATTTGGACAGTTCAGTCACTTATGGATTGACATGTGTCAACGACTTGGCCTAGAAGTAGACATTGTAGATTGTGAATGGGGCACTGGTGTTCCTTTAGATATCTACCGTGAAAGATTAGCAGTAGATACGGATCGCAAGATCAAAGCGGTATTGGTATGTCATAATGAAACTGCCACTGGTGTAACTTCAGATGTAGCCGGTGTTCGCCGTGTTCTTGACCAAGTTGATCACCCGGCTTTGCTGTTCGTAGATTGTGTATCAAGTCTAGCCAGTATTGATCTAAGATTTGATGAATGGGGTATTGACATGGCTGTGTCGGGGTCGCAAAAAGGACTTATGCTGCCAGCCGGTCTTGGTATTTTATGTGCCAGTCAGAAAGCACTGGGATCAAGACATACAGCAAAACTAAAGAGAAGTTATTTTGATCTTGACACCATGTTTGCCAGTAACAACACAGGTTACTATCCCTATACACCAGCATTGAGTTTGTTGTATGGTCTTGTTGAGTCGCTGAAAATGATCGACGAAGAAGGTCTAGATAACATTTTCCGTCGACATCATTATTTGGCCGCAGGTGTTAGAGCCGCAGTACAACAAGGTTGGAAGTTAGACCTTTGTGCAAAAAGTCCTGAATGGTATTCAGATACTGTGTCAGCTATCATGGTGCCGGAAGGCGTCAATGGTGCAGATGTAATTGCAAGAGCATATAAGAGATATAACTTGTCATTGGGTGCTGGTTTATCGCGGGTGGCAGGAAAACTATTCCGTATTGGACATTTAGGTGATATGAATGAAGTACACCTAATGGCTGCAATCGCCGGAGCCGAAATGGCCATGTTGGATTGTGGAATCCGAGTCGAACCGGGCAGCGGTGTAGCAGCGGCCAGTGAATATTGGCGCAATCAAGCATTGTTCTAATTTGCAGGCTATTGTATAATAAAGTATGAAAAAACAAACCGTAACAATGACTCCCGAAGGCGGCCGTTGGTGGCGTATGCGTGTAACACATTGGAGCATACTTGCCGTGCTGTTTCCGCCTATTTTTGTTATCCTATGCATCTTTTTACTAAATCCACTTTGGTTTAGGGATGATTTACTTATTTGGTTCGAAAATCGCATCAACGAGTTTAGCGTATGGCGTAATCGTTTGTTATATCGCATATACTTGGGTGCAGATCCAGAAGTTTGGCATGCGTTAAAAGATTAATAACATTGCTTGAATCGTAACTGTTGCAATAATTGTAACTTTTGTTGCTTAAATTGCAACGGTAGACCATAATGGTTCATTTTGCTATAATACGAGTATAGTAATTAACAAGGAGCCAAAAATGCGTATTACAAAAACAACAACTATTAATGTTACACTGCCCAAGTTTGATGCGGTGTGCCGTGCGATGTGGAAATCTTGGGATGGTATGTTTACTGCGGCCGAATACCGTGCTATTGGTATCGATAAAAAGGATGCAATTGATCGTACTAAAACGGATCCTATGGTGCGTGAAAAGTTTGATACAGTCCTTGCTAAACTTGCAACCCGTAAGGATGTAAGTCAATTTCATTTTTATGCCGAGAATGTTGCTATGGATGTGCTTGGCAAATTGCCGGCCCGTCACTGGATTCGTAAAGCAAATGAAGACTTGGCAGACAAGTTTTACCCAGAAGGATTTTAATAGAGGTTGCCCGAAAAGATCCGTTTTGTTATAATATTGGTATAGTAAACAAACAACCAAAGGAGCGACAAATGGCAGCACACAAAGACATGCAGGGCCGGACACTACGGGTAGGCGACACCGTTGCCTATGTGAGTTATCACAATGGCAATAGTCTAGTGATAGGCCGTGTTCAGGATCTCAAGAAGGTCCGTGCTGAAGTTATGACCACGAGCAGTGGTTGGCTGGGTGGCGATGCTGTAGAAACCATACGCTCGGATCAACTGATCAAGTTGACCACAGTAAAGGCACCAAAATCGAAGAGTGCCAAAATCTTTGCTTTTCCTAAACAGACTGCTTGACAGTAATTCTTTTTTTCTTTATAATACTTGAATAATAAAAATACAACTTTAAACATTAAAGGAGCCGTTATGAGTTTTGTAAAAATTAAATCTGGTGCGTATCGCACTACCGATGTATCCAATCGTGTGTTCCAACTTGTAGAACAATACAAGTCAGGTGTCAAAGGCGGTTATGTTACTGTCAAGAACGGCGGCCAATTCCCTGGCTTTCCGGAAGATATCCGTGTCAAAGTTAATAGTATGAGTGACTATGAGTTTGTAGGCTCCGATGAGTTCGATGGCGAAGCAATTGCTGTTGACACTGATGTTGCTGCTGTGGTCAATGACAGCAAAAGCGACGAAGAACGCATGGCCGAGATTGCTGAGCGTTTCGAAATACTTACTGAAATGACCAAAGCCGCTACCAACGGTGACATTCGTGCCATGATTGTGTCGGGTCCGCCGGGTGTGGGCAAGAGCTATGGTGTTGAGGCCGAGATTGAAAAGGCCTGCTTGTTTGATCAAATTGCCGGCAAGCGACTTCGCGCCGAAGTAGTTAAAGGTTCTGCTACTGCAATTGGCCTGTATCAAGCCTTGTACAAGTATTCGGATCCAAACTGCGTGATCGTGTTCGATGACTGCGACAGCATTTTGTTGGACGATGTATGTCTTAATTTGCTTAAGGGTGCATTAGACTCAGGCAAGAAGCGTAAGATTTCTTGGTTGTCGGACAGCCGTATTCTTCGCAGCGAAGGTATTCCGGATAGTTTTGAATTTAAGGGCAGTGTAATCTTTATTACTAACCTTAAGTTTGACAAAATGAAGAGCCAAAAGTTACGCGATCACTTGGATGCACTACAATCACGCTGTCACTACTTGGATCTTACACTAGACACGATGCGTGACAAGGTCTTGCGTATCAAACAAATCGCTAGGTCCGGTGAGCTTTTTGCGGATCTTGAGTTGAGTCCAATGGCACAGGACGAGGTCATTGACTTTATGGACGCTAACAAGAATAAGTTGCGCGAGATGAGTTTGCGTATGGCAATCAAGATTGGTCAGCTGTACAAGAGTTTCCCAACTAAGTGGGCTGCACTTGCACAATCGACCTGTATGAAATCTGCGTAAGCGGATCCGCCGGGGTTTTTGATAGCTCCTTTTACTCCGGATCTTTAGCCCACTTAGGTGGGCTTTTTTTTGACTTTGTACACACTAAGTAATATACTTATACTATGAGAAAATTTTCGTCGGTTGAAGACTATATCGAAATTATAAACGGTGATCGCGACGCGGTTACTGGCAGGCTGTACGGCTTATTTGATAGCAGACCGCCTATAGTAAGTTTGGCTAGATACGATGTTCAAATACTGGATAGCATGAGTCAAACAACACAAAGCGGCCGTTCTCTAACTGACAAACAAGCAGAACTTGCTGTTAAAATTGTCCTCAAGTATCGTAAGCAGTTAGAGCGACAAGAAATTGATGTATCACCAGTTGAAAATCCCAAATTTAGATTAGGTATTAGACAAATTGACCGGCGCAGACTTTTGTACATTGAGGATAATTCTATAGTTCTTAAGTTTCCGTATGATACTACGCTTATCAATGACCTAAGAGACCTAGCAAAGATAAGCCAGGGTAGTTGGCGCTTCGATGCTGGCAATCGTAGTTGGAATTTGGCCTTGACAGAAACTAATGTAGTAGCTGCCAATGGCTTTGCACAAAATCATCAATTTGAAATAGCGCCAGAGTTTGGAAGATTTGTTGCAGCAGTAGAAGCCTGTGAACAACAACCATACGAAATAAAATTACTAGAACAAGATGGTCAATTAACAGTGACTAACGCAGCTCGTTCCTTGCTTGAAGTAATTGACGACTGGTGCGGATTTGATTTAAGCAATAAAGATTTACTAATTGATGCTTCGTCTGTTTATGGATATACAGTAGATGAATCTTTGTTTTTGGATACAGCAGTCAAGCACGGTCCGCGTGTAGCCAACTTAATGACAGCTCAAGAGATTAAGTTTGCACCCACCAGTGATGAAACTGTGTTTAAAGACTTAATCAAATACGCCACTGTAACAGGCAGGTATCCTATCTATGTATATGAACCTGACATGAGTGATAGGTTGTATAAAAATTTTGTTGAAAAATATTTTGCAGCCGAGAATATCTACAAAACACAAACATTAAAACAAACAGAATCAGTTACTGCAAAAGTAATTTATTTTAATAAATTTAAAGCATGGGCTCAATCAATACCATTGCTAGTAAGTGGTCAAGGTATGATGCACGGAGGTGATAAAACTATGCTACTACAGCAAGCAGAAAAAATTGTATATTTTGCTACAGAAGTGTATAATGTTAATACTATAAAGCGTCGACACTAATGCAAGCAAAATTATTAATACGAGACGAAGTTAATGTTAAGATTGAAGGACTTGAGCTTGGCACTAGAACTGCCTTGGTTAAAAAATACAAATATGAAATACCAGGTGCTAGATATCAACCTAGTGTAAGACTTGGCCGTTGGGACGGTAAGGTTCCATTCTTTAATCTTGGCGGTACTACTTACATTAACTTATTGCCCGAGATACTGCCTTACTTAGATGAACAAGGTTATAATGTTGAAGTAGAAGATACTAGAAACTATCGTACTACATTTGAATTTTCTGTAGTAGATAAAAACACATACCAAAACAAGACTTGGCCTCGGAATCATCCTCGAGCCGGTGAGCCTATTGTGCTGAGAGATTATCAACCAGAAATTATCAATAGGTTTTTATCTAATCCACAATGTGTCCAAGAAGTGGCTACTGGTGCAGGTAAGACAATTATTACAGCCGCACTAGCCGATGCAGTCAGTCAATACGGCCGCACAATCGTAATTGTTCCTAACAAAAGTCTAGTTACACAAACTGAAGATGACTTTGTTAATTTAGAATTAGATACAGGTGTTTACTTTGGTGATCGTAAAGAATACAATAGAACACATACTATATGTACATGGCAAAGTCTAAACAACTTGCTTAAGAATACCAAGAACGCTGAAGCTGATATTACCATTGGTGAATTTTTAGAAGGTGTTGTAGCAGTTATAGTAGACGAAGTACACCAAGCAAAAGCCGATGCATTAAAGAGTTTACTTAGCGGTCCATTTGCACAAGTGCCAATTCGTTGGGGATTAACCGGTACAATACCTAAAGAAGATTATGCTAGACAAAGTATTAACTGTATGCTCGGACCGGTAATAGGACAACTAAGTGCTAGTGAACTACAAGAAGCAGGACATCTTGCACAGTGCCATGTTAATGTAGTACAACTTGTGGACCATAAAGAATATACTAACTATCAAAGTGAATTAAAATACTTAATAGAGACAAAGGAAAGACTAGACTATATTGGTAGATTGATAAGTACAATTGTTGATTCGGGTAACACACTTATCCTAGTTGATCGAATAAGTGCCGGCCGGGCCTTAGCTGAACGATTACCAGGTAGTGTGTTTGTATCAGGAGCAACTAAAGCCGGGGAGCGTAAAGAACACTATGACGAAGTGGCAGAAGCTTCAGACAAAATCATTATCGCTACCTACGGTGTTGCTGCTGTTGGTATTAATATTCCCCGCATTTTCAATCTTGTTTTGCTTGAGCCTGGCAAGTCTTTTGTTAGAGTTATACAATCAATTGGCCGCGGCATTAGAAAAGCTGAAGACAAAGATTTTGTTCAGATCTGGGACATAACCAGTACCTGTAAGTTCGCAAAAAGACATTTAACAAAACGTAAAACTTTTTACAAAGAAGCCAACTATCCATTCACTGTTGAAAAGGCCGAGTGGGAATGAGTTTTCAAATTGAAGATAGAGGCAATGGTGTAAAGTGGGTACAAATAGATCGTACGGACATGTACGAGATAGCTCGGTGGTGTAGAGATACCGGCTGTGGCAAACAGGTTAACTTTAAACAAATAAGTTTTAGGAACGAATCAGAACTAACAATGTTTTTAATGAAATGGCAAGGAGATAAAAATTAGAATACTAACACTAAACAACACAGCCTACGAACTAAATGATATTCCAGATGAAGTAGAAGATTTAAGATTTGCGGTATTAGATAATAGCGACCCAAGAAGGCCGGACTATTTTTATATCCCTTTAATTTTTTTAGAAAGCTTCAATAGTCCAGCTCTGGTATTACGTATAGGCAACAATATAGTAAAAATGCCAGTGGATTGGCATGTGCTGATAGGGGAACCAGACTTGGGCGACCTTGAAGTTGTTCCTTTAACCAGTATAAATGATCGTGGCTTTAGTGTGTTCTGTTTTAATCCTATATCTAGTTTTAAACCTGAGTTTGAAAAAATTGAGATTGTAGATATATATCAAGATGTAAAATGGTATTTTCCTAAACTAAAGCCTGGACAACTATTAGCAGTACCTTTAGAAACAGGCGTAGAACAACCATTGTGTGCTTATTTTGTAAAAGATATTTCAAGACAAAGTGAGGTAGTGGACTATGGAAAATGTTGGTAGACTGACCCCTGGTGCTTCTTACATATATGAACGAGTTGACGGCGTTGTATATGCAAGACGAATAGGAGACCCTCCCGATCGACGATTTGAAATAGGCAGAGATTACGATCCTAGAACTAGTGACGGTAGGTCGTTACACGACCACATAATGGATTCAAAACTGTGGGGTGAAATCCATCGTGCTGCCAAAACAAATCCTGCTTTACAAGATGCACTAGATCGTGTTAAACTAATTCATGCACTTAGTAAACAAGATGATTCAATACCCCATCATCCAGTATGACAGATAAACTAAACATTACAAATGAAATGCGAGCCTTTGATAACAAGGATCGTAAATTTTACAATGATCTCAATGACGAAGAACGTAAAAAGTTTAGCACGTATCTTATGATCCGATGGGGAAGCAGTGTACAAGGTAGTACAGAATTACAACAATATTATTTGTTATCCTGCAATGAAAATTTAAACAAACATTTTTTTGATCTAGCAAAGTATCCAGAACTACAGTGGCTAAGTGCAACCACAGTAAGTCCTGGTATGGGTACGTTTAGGCATGATTGGATCAAACAAAAGAAGCGTGAAAGCAGTAATAACAAAACTATCAAATTTTTAAGGCAGTTTCGACCCGATCTTAAAGAGGATGAACTAGAACTGCTGGCAGCAATTAATACCACAGAAGATTTAAAGCTACTGGCTCGCGAACATGGGTGGGATGATAGAAGAATCAAATCAGAGCTATAAATGTAAATACTGTGAGCGACTGTTTAGAAAGGAAAGCACTCTAGCTGCTCACCTTTGTGAACCCAAGCGACGTTGGCAACAAGAATCTGAAACAGGAGTACAATTTGGACTTAGGGCATATTTACAATTCTACGAAACTACACAAGGTAGCGCACGTCTTAAAGGCTATAGCGACTTCGTGGCAAGTCCATACTACACAGCTTTTACTAAGTTCGGTAGACACTTGGTTGCTATTCGCTGTATTAATAGTACTAGTTTCACTGCATGGCTTTTAAAAAATAACAAAAAAATAGATCATTGGTGTCGAGACAGTTTTTATGAAGAATGGTTAAGTGAATATATTAAAAAGGAAGCGGTCCAGGACGCACTTGAACGTGGATTACAGACCATGGAAGAGTATGCCCTTGGAGATAGCAGCCTTGCTGATTTTAGCCATTATTTCAAGTACGGCAATCATAATAGGATTTGTT